GCTTGCCACGAGGAGGACAGGCATAACCGGGATAAGCATTAGTGCCGGGAGAGTTGAGTACCCAAGAAGGCTGATCAGAAATGCGAGAAGAATCCAATATTTCATTGGAATCGCCTTTCTGAATCTTGACAGACTTCTGGAGATTTTCATCGCGAAACCATTCATTCCAGATGAGGTAGACAGCGCGGAACGGAAGGGCGTTAATGCCTGATAAGTTCTCGGTGGTGTTGATAGGGAGTCCGAAGTAATCCCATAGGCTGCCAACGAGAGAATTTGCGACCTTAGACGAAGCGGAGACGGTCGGGATGACATAATCAGTACTATCATCAGGGTCTTCCTGTTCGAAACAGAAGTTCTGCCAATGATCCCATACTAGGCGATTGGGGACGAAAAAGAAAAACCAATCGAGATAGATATTATCCATGATAGGCTTGATAGGAGTAGCCAATCGAGCGAAGTAATTAATAGACATCCTAGTAGTATCGCCAGGCAGTACCTCATCGACGAAGACCGGGATAAGCTTACCTGAGTTGAAAGTTGTCTTATAAACGTGCGAGCGGTCGAATTTAGACCGGCGCATATACATTGCAGGAGCATCGCTGAAGCGATGACCTCTAACTCTAATTTTTCGAGCCAATTTCTCACCTTCTTCGAAGTGTAAACCTAATAATTAACCTGAAGCGAAATATTATTAGGTTTTAGTTAAATTATGCGTCACCTACGCCAGTTACATCAAGTAAGTAACTGGCTTCGGTGCCGCTATTTTTGTGTTTTTTCATTATTTTGATCTAAAGTGTTACTTTTTTCTTGTGTTTGTTCATTACTCATGGACTGTTGTGGTTTATCAGAGGTATAATTACTACCATACAGACCTTGCTGCTGGAGATATTCGAGCGTTGCAGGATCATTCAATTGGTTAATGAAATTCATGGGATCATGACCGAATTTAGCTCGAACGTAAGCGGGCAGACTGTAGAATTCTTCGCGGACTCCGGACACTAATTCCAGAGCGGTGCTATAGTCACCGGGAAGCGTTGCATCTCCGAACTGAAGATAAGCATACTGCGAACTATCACCGAGATCCAGAGTAGCTATGCCTTTTTGACCATCGGCATACTTATTCACAATATAGTTGATATCAGTTTCATCTTTCTCGTCCTGTACAGTTAGGGACGGCATAGTAAATTCAATACCACAGTGGTCATGAGTTTCTACAGGATCGTAAGCTGTTCTAAACTTCATAGTTTCACCTCCTTTCGCAGGCGCCTAGACGCGGCGGGCGTGGCGTACAAAAAAAGGGCGATCTCCGTGAGATCGTCCTTTTTCTGACACGCTCTTTATTATTTTATCATTTAATGGGGTCTTCGTCAAGATCCTTGACATAGTCTACGGCGCGACCAACCAATATAGGAACGCGGGATTCGTCAGAACTTTCAATATAGTAACGGCCATCAGTATCGCCAAGGTTACCGACATAATGAAGACTGAAATCTTCAGCATAACTGTTAATAAGCGTCTCATCATCGTTGACCAATCTTTCGAATGCTCTCAGGGCGAGCATGTCATTGTGATAAACCTGTGGAGGGCTGAATTGTTCAGCCTTAGAATCATAGATTGAATAGAGTCTCAGCGGAACCATCTCCTTTTCTTAATGCAACTAGATACCTGCGAATCATGAGATATAGCGTAGCTGATATGACATAATAGTCATTATCAAGACGAATAACCCTAGAATCATCAGGTTTAAGCCGGTAGGCGGCATATTTACTGCCACAAAAAGAGTAATTGAAAGAAATATTACGCTCGCGGCAGAAATTATTAACAGCTTCAAGCTCGCTAATAGGCATCACCTCGTTTCCGATTAAATAATAACACAATCATAATACCTTGTCAAGCTTTCTGCCGAGAAAATGTTTATATTTACCTTCTTGAAAACGGCAGCGGTCAACAAGACGCTCATAAGTATTGTTCTCCAAGTTATGAAGCATCTTCTCAATACGGTTACTGCGAATATACTCCATCCAATGAGGATGCGTTTCGTCAAACTTCTTATCATAATAACGAGGGGGACGCATTTTCCTGCCGTTAATAACAACGAAATCATTAGCATAACACTCTTCACCATGCTCTTCAAGCCATTTTCCGCCTATGCCGGGACGATTGGATGCCAGCATGAACTCAGGCGTACGGCCATTATAGTGAGCAGCAGCATTATTACCAGTCTGTTTCTTCACTATGTAGCGCGCGACATAAGCAGCAGCGTCGAAACTAAATTCACCAATAAGGTGCATACCGTATTTCCAGATTTTCGAAAAACGAGCAGAGGTATAAGTATTATAACCGTCTGCACGGAACCGAAAAACTTTATCAGAGAAATCAATATTAAACAATATATAATGATAATGGGGACGACCATGAAGTTCACCATATTCACCACAGCCGAGGAAGCGAATACCACTGCCATACTCACGACGAAGATTTTTCATGAAGGTCTGATGAAATTTCTTGCTCAGACTCTTATCGCGCGGCAGATGGTAATCGTCGAAAGTGCACGTAACGAAATAAGCTGAAGACGAAGTGCGGGCTTCGTGAACAGCTCTGACAGCCCATTGACGAGAGTTTTCGAGCCGACAGCCGATGCACTGCTTACAGGAACAACGAATGAAACGGCTATCGCCAGCAAGTTCAGGGTGAGAGGAAAGACTGCCGTAGAAACTATAATGCTGTTTTCCGTTTTTCGTGATTGCTCCTTCGACCGGGTACATGAGTATAGGATTATAACACACCATATTGATCACCTATACCGATTGTATCAGGATTAAGTCAGACTGTCAAATCCTAAATCCACCTCGTCCTACTCTTTTGAAATTTCTACGTCTAGATTTAGAGGTACGCCGAAAAAGACGGCGAGAACCACGCTTAGATAATTTTCGGCGTCTCATTTAGCGTCCCTCCAAGAACCGAAAAAACGGCTAGTTTTCTTAGAGTCGCTCTTATTAGCAGCCGGATCAACAAGTTTGTCAATATCGTGCGAAAAGTCGGATGCGACTCTACTCGCAAGCTGAGTAGATGCAGTAGAACGACCTTTCAGGGCTTCGATAAGGTCCACAACTTCCTGAATGAATGGAACGACGACAGTAACAATGAAGGTTAGAATCATAGTAGTTTTGTTAGACATATATACCACTCCTTTATTTAATGAGATAACCAATACCGCGAAGGATATGACCGATGCCAGAATTACTACCACCTAATGAATCATAGAAATCAGCTTCCTGCTTCGAGAGACGAGCATTTTGGGACGCGAAGCTCGCGGCAGAATTAGATTGATTAGCTGAAGCTATGTTTGAAAGTATGCCAGAGCTTAGGTATGAACCTTGAAGCCGGAGATTCTGAAGCTCCTGATCCATACGCTGAAGTTCGTAACCAAGGCGTTTTTCGTAAGTCTGCTCGGCTAAATTTAAATTATTAGCTTTAATGCCATTCTCGAGAACTATTCCATGGGTCGCCTGACGCGTAGAATCGGCTTCTGCGACGTTTTTTTCGATTTGAGAAATCGCAAGGTGCTCGGCATTCTTAGCCTGGCGTTCAGCGGCACTAGCAGCTCTAGCAGAGTTCATGGTAGAACCGATATCACTCATGCCGACAGAAGCAGCTGAAGCTCCAGATATAGAACCGCCTATACCATTGGTCGCAGCAAGAATAGGATTGAGACCAGCGGCACGCATGTCATCAACAGCCCATTGATAACGATGTTTATAATTTTCAACATTCCACGCATTAGCCTGTGCGGCATTAGCGGAATTATAATGGTTCTGAACTGCGGACCCAAGAACGGAACCAGCAACACTACCTAATGTATTGGAGAGCCAAGACATATAACCAACTCCTTCTAGAAGTGGTCTACTAGACCAGGAGTCCCAAACATAGGCATAGGACGAACAGTAGTATAACGGAAGCCTATATCGAGCAAGAATTCAGGCTCATCTTGAACAGCAATGATGCGCTTAATGGGTGGGTTCTCCGTGATGAATTCCTCATTGAGAGTAGGGGCATTACCGAAGAACTGAGATAAGTGCCAGACGTCTAGATTACCATCAGTTACAGAGCTACGGAACTTGCCAGTAATCTGCGAAGGTTTGTAGCGATACTCAGCATAACGTTCCTGATAACCGAAAACAGTAGTATCAGCGTTAGTGCCTTGAGCGTAGATCTCACGAAGTTCAATAGCCTGTTCACCAAGATGGGCGAATGTAGGCCAATAGAAGTCGTAAACCGTAGAACGAAGCCACATCTTATTGATACCTTGTTGATAAGTAAGGTCGGCACGGGCACAGACGAAGCCTATAATATAGCCGTGCTCAACGAAGGATTTAGTGAAGCCATGGAACTTAGCGGCAGTAACGCCATAAGCTGAAAGATTACCTTGAGGAGAGGTGTCGTCGGTCGCGGAAGTCTGAGCTATTGGATTGACATTAACCATCTTCGTGAAACTACCGAGGAACTCAGGACGCTGAAGACGAGCGTCCGGAGAAACCACGCCGAAGAAAGAGCGAAGCACTTCTGTGTAACGACTACCACCGCGAGCAAGACGTTCATAGAACTTCTGCATTTGGAAAGCGGTGCGAAGACTGTTGATCGTGAAAATGCTAGAAGAATCCAGATCAGCATAAATAGACTTAGAAAGCCATGAAGAACCGGGTTGGGCAGTGACAGTAGCTGTACCGGAGCCATTGACAGAGTGACCAGCTATAGAGACGCTATAACCACCTTGGTAGGTCAATGAGTCGTTTCCAGTGTATATACTATGAACGCCGCCGTCTTCAGACAGTTGCGCAGCACCTAAGCTACTGTTGGATTGCTGAACGAAGTAGCCCGAAACAGGCGAAGGGTCAACTAGAGTAGCGGTACCGGCCAGGCCTATAGATACGCCGGGTCCCTTCTGCGTCCAAGGAAGAGCAGAGGTGAAGTAATCATGACGCTTGCCACGAGGAGGACAGGCATAACCGGGATAAGCATTAGTGCCGGGAGAGTTGAGTACCCAAGAAGGCTGATCAGAAATGCGAGAAGAATCCAATATTTCATTGGAATCGCCTTTCTG